CATATGTTGCTCCTATTGGCTTCCCTGCTGATGCAGTCTTCGCCTCTGTTGCCAGAGGGGACATTTTACTTGAAGTGAATGCGTCTGATGCTTTTTTCATCAACTCAGGCGCTTTTTTTGCCGCGTCTGTTGCTTTCATGGCACCCTTGATCATTGCCGCAGGGCTGGCAAAACTCAAAGCGGTCTCCATCATTGGGCGCTCCTCGCCTGATGTCACGCCGTATTGGTTCATCAAGTCCTTGACATACTCAGAGCCAAGGAACGGCTTGTCACTGGACACCTTGATGTCGCGTCCTGTCAGCTTGGAACCAAGAAAATCAAGGGGCATCAAGGCGGCGTTAAACATATCAACGGTGGCGCTTAAAGGGTTGTTTGCTAACACACCGCGATTAAGTAGGTCAGTAGCGGCGCGTGATTTGTTTAGGCTAGACACCTCTTGCTTGCCTTGATCCTTTGCCATCTTTGCAAGGAACTCGGCCATCATGCCAGCCTTGGTCTCCTTGCCGTCAGACGCAGAACTTTCCTCTGGGGATGCAATGCCACCATCGTCAAACTTTTGGGGCTTCTTGACTGCGCCACCAAATGCTTTATGCATGGCAAAACATTTGTGGAAACGCTCCATCTCTTCTGACGATTCTTGAACGCGGCCACCTTTGGCAAACTTTTCAAACTCTTGAACAGGCGCAGAACCTGTATCCATTTTGGGGTTTAACTTACGATTAACTTCTCTTTGAAAGTTTCCAACTGGGTCTTTGCCTGAGAAATATTTGTACCCCTCATAGCCTAGATTCAAAACAGCGCCAAGTGGGCTTGTCGGAAGTTTTGGCACCTCTTTAACCACTTTGTGCATTTTTTCTAGGATACTTTTATCCATTGGCTTTTCTTCTTCAAAGCCTTCAGTCTTCTTAGTCGGCGTAAGCATAGCGCCACCCTCGGCCTTGTTAATGTCAGGATCATTAAGGTCGTATGTGCCACGATTGCCAATGGCAGACTTAACTTGCGTGGGTTTAAATGCAACCACCTCTTGCAACTCGCCAGCGTCATTACGATACATAACCCCGTCATATCCAAGTGCTTGAAGTTTTTTTGTGTCAATGCCATTCATGGGAATATTTTGCACGCCCTGTATTTCATACGGGTTTTTTACTGAAGAGTAAACAGGCATTATCTGCGCATTTTTGCCTTGTCGCGTCCTGATATTGGCAAAGAAGTTAGCCTTGTTTGTATTAGGCGTCATGTAGATGCCTTCACCAAACTTACTCCTTGGGTCTGTCTTCTCAGTAGAGAATGACTTAAAGTCATCGCCAGTGGCGTGATACAGGCGCTCCTTGGTAGCACTACCCTCAAGCATCTTGGCAAGGTTGGCGTCGCGCTCTATTGTAGGCAATGCCTTACTGCCAGCCATAGCCGCATCAGCGGCCTTGCTTGCTTTGTCAAAGGCACCCATCACGCCCTTGGCAATTTTCCCACCGTCAACCTTTTTGACTACAGCACCGCCAAAGGCTTTGTGCATATTGAAGCACTTGTGAAACTTGTCCATCTCCTCTGCGGTCTCTTTGCGCTCTACAGCGCCGCCTTCTTTGCGTAGGAACCCTTTGCCAGTCACCATGTCGTTCATTACCTCAGTGGGTGACTTGCCAGTCTGTTCTGCTGTGCGCTTAATCAGCCTCTCAAGGTTGTCCACATAGTTCTCTGGCTTGGTCTTTAGGGCCGTCACATCAGCGGAGCCGTACCAACCAAGGGCCTGCGCTTCTGCTGGCTCGACACCGTGACGCTTGGCACCGCGTTGGAATAGTTCCTCGATACCCGCATATTCAGAGCCAGATGGCGCGGCCTCCCAGAAGCCGGGGCGTTGTTGCGCCTCACGCATGGACATCTCCCCTGAGTTGTACATCTCGCGAGGCTTGTAACTGTTGGTAATGTTGCCAAATTCATCTTTCTCCACCAATTTGCTGGTCAGCCAACGCGGGTCACCCTGCTCAATGATGGGGCCACGCAGTGCATTCACATCCACCGTCACAGGCTTAAGGTTGCCAAGCAAGTTCTCGTAGAAGGTGCCTAGCTTTTTGTTGGGCGGGAGAGCGCCAGCAATGTCGCCTTGGCCGATCATCACAGCGCGGTTAAAGATGTCACCCTGCGCCAGCGATCCATAGCCTGTGGGCAACTCAACCAACGTGCGACCCTCGGCCAACGATGGATCGTCCTTGAGCGCCTTCTTGAGTTTGTTGGTCAACAGCAAAGAGTTCTCAGGCAGTTGGCCTGTCTCACTCAAGTGGTATAGGTACGATCCCATTTGGTTCTGCTTGTCCACAGGGTTGCGTTGGCTGGCGCTTGCCAACTGCGCCAACATCGACTCAAACTGCTCTGGGGTGCGACCTGCATCTAGCGCGACCTGCCTTAGTGGCTCGGTGCCATACCATTCCTGCACATCAAGTGCCTTGCCTTTGTTGATCAGACTGTCCACCTTTTTACGGGCTTTGGGGCTGTCAAGCAAATCCTGCATACGCTCGTTGTACTTAGGCGACTTACCCTCGGCACGCGCCTTGTCCACCATTGGCATACGAGGCAAGTCCTTTTGTTCACGCAAGGTGTACATCCCATTGTCGCGAGGCATCAGTGGTAGGCCAGTGCCTTTTGGCGTGGTCATGGGCGCTTGTTGGGCCTCTAGTGCCGCCTTCAACTTGCCTGCGGCCAACTGCTCATCAGCCGCCTTGCTCGCGGCTTGGATTGCCTTCAAGGCTCCTTGTGCAGGTTTGCGAAAGTCAGCCATGTTGCTCCTTAAACAGAATACGGGTTCACCCGTTTCGCTTGGGTGAACTCCAGATAATCGTCGTCATTATCAGGGGGTTCTGGATTGATGTCGAGCCAGTTCATATCCTTCAATAACCGAATCGCCTGCGTCGCGCTGTCCACATAGTCGTCGTGCGCCGCATCAGGGAACGCACATATCTGAGACAGAAACCCCTCGCACCAATCCTTGACGTAGCCCTTGTGCTTGTCCGACTCAGGCAACCACACGCGCCCAGTGGCAAAGATGCTGGCCGTGATCTGGAGCCTCTGCATCTTGTCGGCCCTGCCGGGGTTGTACGCACGCACAGGCAGGTGGGCATAGCGCAACTCTTGGATCAGGGATATACCTGCGGCTTTGTCTTCCACGAGGATTAGGTCTGGCCGCTTGGCCTCCCTGCCTTCACCGTAGGACACACGCCACTCCTCTAGCACCTTGGGCTTGAGTTTAGGGAATGATAGGTGTTCAGCCCAACAGTCGATCAGAAGCACGCTCATAGGCCCATCTAGTGGCTTGAACACGCCCCATGTGGTCATAGCAGTGGGGTCGTTGTGTTCCTTCTCTGAGAAGGCGCAGTCATAGGACTGCACGATGTACTCAAACTTAGGGAAGGCTTTGTGCGCAGGCCACAGCTTGAACATATCGCGGCTGACTACCTTGCCGTCCTCCAAATCCACAATGGCACCCATGACCTCCTGCTCATAAAGTTTTGAGCCACGGTAGGTCTCCAACTGCTTTTGGAACGCCTTGTCGAGGTTCTTAGCGTTGTCGTAGGTGCTGGCGCGGGCGACCACCACATCGTCACCTTCTCTGCCTACCAGATCGAGGATTAAGTCCTTGGGGCGCGGTGTCGTGGTCACGATCACACGAGGGTGGCTGTGGGGCTTGTCGTCTGGCTTGATACGAAGGCCAAGCATCATGTTATCCCACGCCTCGTTAGGGCCAAGGTAAGAGAACGCGGCCAATTCATCGCACCAACAGAACGACGAGTTGATACCGCGTAGGCGATCATACGAGTCTGCTGATACACCGCGTATCTTGGAGCCGTTGGACAATTCGATTAGGTGATCCTGCTTGTTGTAGTTCACCACCAATGCTTCAGGTATGCAGGCAAGCAATCCTGACGGCCCTTCAAAGCAGGTGAATTTTAAGTCCCCCGAAGTGGGAGCCAAAACAATGCTCATCGTGTCTGGGTGCGTCCATGCCCACCACCACAGCGCCTCGGCGGCTGACCGCGTTTTTCCCGCACCTCTACCCGCTAACATTAAAAACACCGTGTAATCAAGATGCAGGTCAGGCGGTATTTGGTAGGCGTGCGCCTTGGCTATCCACTCAGCGTGCGCGATAAAAGCGATTCGATTGTGTTCAGGCAGAGTATTGAACTCGGCGATGGTTTCAGAATCAAACATCTCTGCCAACATAAGTATTACTTTCTGATCAAATCAGCCAAAACAGCGGGTAAAACCCCGTGTTCTGCGGCACCCTCTGGCGCTTGAATGTAATACTTAGACCGCACGTTTGGTCATTTCCATGTTGCGGATGATCTCCTCGAACTTGCTGGCCGTCGCGTCCTGCGTAGCAATAGGAGCGGCACCCTCCACACCGTGCAGGCCCAACTTGTCGCCGTACTTCTTTGGCTTGAGCTTCATGGCCGTCCACTTGCGTGCATCAATGCGGTTCTTCTGCCACTGGAGGAATGCACCATCCAGCTTGTGTTCGATCAAGGCTCCGTGCCTGTCAGTCACCGCGATGACCTCTGGCTGTTCATCAGCGATGGCAATGATCTCGTCAGCCAGCGTGTCAGCCTGCTCTTCTCGAGCGCGTGTGTACTGGTCGGCGAACTCAGCGTGGCGGAGCAACCAATCGTAAACCGCAGACCTATCTGGCATTCCTGCGTCCTTCACTATCTCTCTGAGACTCTCTCCCTCTGCTATGCGAGTACAGATGACAGAGGCGATGTGTTTGTTGTATGTGGTTGGAGCGCCTACAGGCTTCTTTGCGGGCGTAGGAGCCTTCGCGGCCTTGGATGCTACCTTGGCCTTCCCAATGGCTTTTGCGGCCTCCTGTGCCGCTCTGGTGTTCTTAGCGGGCCTGTTTGGCCCCTTCGGTGTTTCTGGCATGACCCATAGTCCCCATAAAGTGAATTGATCGCAGTGTAATCGATTCGCTTTTGTGGCGCTACTAGAACGACTGGGGGCTGATCCCCATGCGCGTTAGGTCGTTAGGTTTTGTTAAGGCAACCTCAACGCTACCGTTAAGGCTTCTTACCC